TAATCGTAACCTTATCCGCTCCGGTAGGGCTGTGGACTGAGAAGTAATGGTTGGTCGTGTCACCTTCAAGGAAGGAACCACCAGCAGCGTCCTTGATCTGAAAGAACGTCGTACTATCCACAGCAGGCTGGAACAATGCACTGTTAGCAGTCAGGGTAGCACAACTGGTAATCGTAAGACCAGCAAAGGTGGGGCTGTCAACGGGCCTGATCCCCTGCACTGTGTCCAGCTCATTCAAGACGAGCTGCAAGGAAGGATTAGAGGTAGCTAGGTTGATCGACAGTTCCCCACCCGTTTGAACAAGTCCTGCGTTGTCGGCAAGCACGAGCGTAAGCTGACCACCAGGAGTCAGTCCAAGGGCACCGTCAAGGTCATACACCAAGTCAGTGTTAACCCTTTGACTGTTCCGCCGACCACGGGTGTTGGTCCTAATATCTTGTGATGATCCACCTAAGGGCATTAGATTCTCCCGTTGCGTGCTAAGCCAGAGGGTTCAAAGACGACATCCATCTGCTCCATACCCCAGTCGTCGGAGGCTGTGGACTCAGTACATTTCAACTGGATCTTAAAGGCGTTACCTGAAACTCGCTGTAACATGGGTGACACTCGCCCGGAAAGGATAGCATGGCTATAGACCGCAGTCGTAGCATCGAGGGCTTCGTTGGGCGTGTCCCCTGCGAACACCGAGATTGTAAGTGATTCACTATCGGGTGGCATAATAGCGTTCAGTCGAGTCAGCACTGCATTGTTTGATGCACCAATTGGCTGGTAGACTCCGAGGGTAACATAGCTCTCGATTGAGGTCCCGTCGTCATCCGTAGCATTGGGATCTAGCTTGTAGATGTATCCATCATAGCCACCCAAGAGAACCATGCGGTCGTTCGGATTGTCGCCATCAAAGATGCTCACTGCTGTCGGACCCATCCTGGCAGGGAACTGATCCTTCCACCAGGTCCCAGAGGGAACATGATAGGCATAGTGGAACCCCGCTGTAGCAGGCTCGTTCGATAGGCTGAAGAACAGATGGACCACTTGACTACGACGGTCCCACGTCATTCTACAGTAGTAAGTGTACAAGTCGATGGTCTCGAACAGCCGATCCATAGCAGGGGAAGAGACGGGTGCAATCTCTCCTGTTCCCAGCATGGCAAAGACTTGGCCTTGGCCGAAGAAGTAGAAGACGCCCTTGTCGTCGAACGTCCACGACTCTGCTCCTGCTACGCCAAGCGTGTAGGTGACATTGTCTATACTCCCGCCCGCAGCAGGATCACCACGGACCACCCAGATCTCATGGTCACACCCAATGACCATCATATCGTCACTATAGGGAGCTAGGCATTTATGGAAGTCAGAGATCTGTTGGTACTTAGCCACTGTACCAGAGATCGCCTGAGGCTCAAGGAAGGTCGTTGGGTTGTAGTCCCAGTTGAGAGCATCCCACACCGCACTCATGTACCACTGCTCTCCAGAGGACAGCACAGCACGGCCACGGTAGGCAGCCATTAATATAGAAGCCGTGGGCAGTGTTCCGTCAGTGACAGCACCTGCCCAGTCGGTCATCGTGTCTGTAGCAGGGGCGTAGATGTTAGCAGAAGACTCCCCCGCAGCGTCGATGATATAGAGGTTCTGTGACAGGTTGATCATGCGAACGGGATAGCCGTCGGGTCCGGTCGTGGCGTCTGCCTGTTTCAGTACAGGGACCTGATCATCCAGCTCGTACAGATCGCCTTCAGTCACAGCGTAGGTGCTGATCTTCCGGTCGGAGATCTTGGCATAGACGATCTGCTCAGTCTGATAGCGGAGCCCTAAGATGTAATCATCTCCAGTGTCAACCGACCAGTCAATGAAGTAAGTCACAGGGTCCAGACGGAACAGGTTCTTCTCAGTACCAGCCCCGGTGTAGGTCGTAGTCGAATAGCCACAGAGATAGATGTATCCGTCTTCGTCGATCTGAATACCCACGCAAGCAGCAGCCGGTTCGGCAGCACTTGAGTATTGAAAGACCGTCCCAGATGAGCCAGCGGACACATCGAGCTTATAGAGGTTCTGTACCCCTCCGCCTTCGCCCACATCGTTAGTCCAGAAGACATCGCCGCCGCTGTTCAGCCGTGGGTAGCAGTAGTAATCCGTAAGGTCCAACCCTGTGTCGTAGACTACCTGCTCTGTACCCGTGTTAATGTCCAGCACAATGAGGTAGACCGCATCGTCGTTGTTGCCATCAACACCTTCAAAGACAAAGTAGTCTTGACTAAGACCAATGTCCGCATTCTTCTGAGGCTCAAACGGAACAGGGAACGCTCCGGTGGTTGCGTTGTAGTGGTAGTATCGCCATCGGGTTGTCAGGGCCACATTGCTTCGGCCTCGCTCCCCTTGAGACAGTTCAGGTCGGACGCTGATCACTACGGGATACTCGAAAGCATCGGTCTCTTGGGTCTCGTATCCCCATTCATAGAAGGTATCCTCGTTAGCAATAACAAGGTTGCCATTATTATCTAGGAAAACAGCGAAGCCATCGTCGCTGCGGTTGATGTAATTGTGCCATACCACGGCCCCGGTGCTAGCCTCAAGAATCCAGAGGCATGCGATGTCGCCGTTCGTTTCATCCCAGTCGGTGCTACCACCTGAGGAGGTCACAGTGACTAAGTCCATAGCAGCGTTCGTGCGAATGTCATACACGCTCACCGACCCTGCATCAAAGGTCCACTGTAGTACGCCAGCACTGGAGTACGATCTAACCAGAGAACCATCACTGGAGATCTTCGTAATAGCATTGCCGTCGGCCCGTTGGCCATGCTGTCCGAACACTCCACTAGCAAGTGTGGTTGAGACGGAGCCGTCGGTCTTATCGAAGTAATCCATCAAGCCTGAGTCGTTGTACCCGGTCAATGAATAGGTCGGGGTGTTCACAGGGGCATAGTTTGTGGCCAGGCCAACTGTTTGGATCCCTTGAATGAGGTTACCTCCGCCCAACGCTGTGGCGGATTGCTTAGAGGTGCCTTCTCGCTGGCCCAATGTGATCCTGCGATTGACGCTGGTACGCAGCCTCACATTAAGCAAGTCGGGGCTCGTGCCTTCTGGCTGAGCCCCGACTGCTGAACTGACATTTAGACCGCCAAGCGGCAACCCGACCTTAAGAGGGATCTGCTGGTTCTTGCTCTTCTTCGCCATCAGGTTCATCTCCTGGGTCAGTGTCAATGTCGGGGTCTGTAGGACCGTCGCCATCATCACTGCCATTGCCAACACTGTCCAGGTGAGCCAGTTGTTGAACCAGAGTTTGCTTAGCACCTTCCAGCATGTTGAACTGTGCCTTGCACTTCTCCATCTGTTGTTCAATGTTATCCAGTTCACCATTGAGCCATTGCTTGCCGATAATCTTTGTCTTAGCCATGTTAGCCTTCCTTAGACTGTGCTGGCCTACGTAAGAGCAGTTGCCAGCGGAATGTAGTAAGTGGTCGCCCCTACCTTGATCTTCAAGGAAGCGGTCATATTACCGACCACGGTTGTACCTGTGTGACCTGTGTCGAACAGCTTGCCGGAGCCAGCAGTACAACCACCGAGGTTCAAAAGAAACGCATCAGTGTCAGCATCAGCCATGCCAGTAGCGTGACCAGCATTCTCGATGCTCAAGCAAGCCAGGGTTGTGAGGCCAGCGGGGTCTGAGTTCGTGCCATCACTGTAGATCTGAATCTGGGCACCATAGAGAGTCCCTGTAGGAGCCCAAGCTGCTACATTCGGAATATGCAGTGTGGTGGTCAACGGAGTACCCGTACCAGTACATTCTGAGCCACCAGCGGTAGCCTCGAAGTTCAGGCTGATGTGAGCCCCACGAGCGTTGTCCAGGTTGTTGTTCACGGTAGTGAATACACGCATAGCATCGCCACCAGCAGTACCCTCAAGGTACATACGGTTGTAGATGTTGCGAGCATCACCAGAGGTGTTGGTGAACGAGGCACGGATGTTGACTATGTTGCCGCTTACGGTAGAGTCAATCGGGCTTGCAGTTGTGCCAATGTTCAGCACGATAGCGTCCGGGCTGGCAAGCTGATCACCATCCCAATCCTCTGTTCCAAGAACGTGAGGGCCACCATACATCAAGTCGTATTTCCATCTTAGTAAAGCCATTGTAAATCTCCTATCCTGTCAATTTACAGGTCGAAATTGTAAGTTGTGCCGTTCCCGCTGATGTAGGAATCGGCTCCACGGTACGCACGAGCCGCACCGCCTTTGTCTTTTGGCCCAAAGTCCCCCAGGCGAGTCGGCGAGGACTGCTGATCCAGGGTCATTGCACCTTGCATCTTGGCACCGAACTCCTGCTGCTTGATGCCGGGCTCCTTGCGTTGAGCTTCGGCTTCGGCTATGCAGGCAGCCAAGATGGCTTCGTCGAACTGGAAGCCCGCACAGGGCCTGTCAGTCAACGCCGTCAACTTGTTTGGGTATGCTCTGAACCGACCAGTCACCGTCAAAGCAGTGTCTGGTTGTGGCCACACGATCATCTCCCATCGGCGAGCGTCATCACCATGCAAGGGGCGGACAGCGTACTTGACCGGATAACCTGCATAAAGCCGGTATCCGTAAGCAGTCCTAATATCTTGCTCAGTGACCTCTTCCAGTGGCAAACGACCAGCGTTTATTGCATACGTGATCTGTCCAATCAGGTCGCCATAGAAGCCATCGGGCATGTAGTAACGCCAGATCTCTCCTTCAACCAGCTTGTCGGATCCCGTCTCTGTCTCGAAAGCGATGTCGAAAGTCTGTAGCACCCAGTTCCAACGAGGGTTGGCGTTATAGAACCGTCGCCAGCCGTCATTCACTAGACGCTTGCACACCTCCAGATTATGAGGATCCGTAGGGATAGCTGCTACATCATCGGCATAGCTAGCCACACCCAAGAACTCAGCCACCCGAAGGATGTAGTCTTGGAACGTCAGTGCCAGTGTTGGTTCGTTCTGAGGCATTTACTTCTCCTTATGAAGCAAACCTGGATAGGCAGGGGCTTCAGGCCCCTACCCACCAGGAAGGCTAACAACAAAGGAATGAGCGGATTAAGTTACGTCTGCCCCACCGATCCAGATGCACTCGACCAGACCGCCAACACCCGCACCAAGAGCCGAGGCTCCATGGGGGTTATTGGTACTGTCTTCGTCATACATCAGGAGACCAACAGAACCATCAGCGAGGGTGGTGCCACCATCGGTACACACACCCGCAGCCGCGAGATCTGCATAGTCATCGACATCGGTTGCTTCGGCCACGGCCAGAGTGACAACGTCGCCCTTCTGAACCAGAGCGATGGTGATAGGACCATCAGCAGTGCCGTTGGTTTCGCCGAGGTTGATGATAACCCCTGCGATAGTGTTGCAGGCGAGCTGAGTACTGCCAGAGGCAGCGGTCACAGCATTGCCAGGAGCATAGCCCAAGTTGGCAGCCGCTTCAGGATCAGCAGCCTTTACCCACTCGACAATACTGCCGATGTATACTTGGGTGGACGCGTAGTTGAACCGAACCTTGGCTACACGCTCGGGGGCGATGAAGCCCTGCCCGAGGCTGCCATTAATCAGTCGGCCATTGTAATTGATATTAGACATTGTTTTTCTCCTAATAGGAGGTTATAATTTACACATACAACATTACTCAATAGTTATAGGAGACACCCATGCAATGGAAACAGATTACAGCCCACGCAGATTATATAATCTACGAGGACGGAACAGTGTTCAACACGAAGACCCGAAGACGAGTCTGCGGCCACGTAGAGAAGCGGACGGGATACCAAGTCGTTGGCATGAGGATTAACGGGCAATCTTACCCGTTCCGCGTCCACAAGCTCGTGGCTGAACACTTCCTTGGGTCAATCCCCGATGGATATGATGTCCATCACAAGGATGATGACCCCCAGAACAACCATGTAGATAACCTTGAACTTGTCGAACACGGCAAGCATCGTAGGGAACATGGCATAGGCAAGCGTAGTCATAACGCAAGTCTAACCAATGAAGAGGTCCTAGATATTCGTAAGCGATATGCCAACGGACAAAGCCAGGACTCCATCTCTACAACCTTCGGGTTATCTCAAGCAGCGATTTCCAAGATTGTGCGTCTTATTAGCTATTCAGATGTCGTCAAAGAGCATGAACTGTAAACGCTAGGCGGTAATGGCTTTATGAATCACGAAGCCGCCCTGCCTCACATTTCTGCAAAAAAAGTTATAACTTCCGTCGAGGAATGTCGTCATCAAATTATGCTGCTCCACGTCTTGATAAGGACCATCTTCACGCATCCAGTCGCCCTCTTGGACGATCGGGTAGAAGCTGTTGTGGTTGACAGCGAACACGGGAGCCGTGCTATTGCTGGTGCCACTTCCGCCCAGAACGGTGAAGTCATCAATGACAGGCGTGTAGATAATCGGAACACGACGGAACGTTGTCATGCCATGGAACGGATCGAGATCACGGCCCAGGTTATCGTTTGCACTGGTCACAAGAGCTTCGTATGCACTTAGCTCATCAAGGCCCATGTAGATACGGAAGTTACTCGCGTACCCAGCGGTCAGATCTTTGACGATCATCGGGCTCTTGAAATTGGTCGCATGGAAAGCACGACGCATACGGTTCACAAAGTCCACGTTGATGGCAGTGTAAACAGCGGCATAGTTCTTCCAGTTCGCATTGGCAGTCAAGCTACCATCGATACCACCCTTAGTGGTCGAGCTGGTGCCGCCTGCGTAGCGGACAGTGTAACCACCGAAGCTACCGTCATCAGTTGCAGCCGTGACAGCATCTTGACGGTGACTCAACCAGTACGGGAGGCCGTAAGGATTCAGGTCATCAGAGGAACTGACAGGGGTCAACCATGCACGTTGTTCCAGCAAGTTGGCCAGGTCCAGTGTAGCATCTACACGACGACTCTTGAGCAAGTCGATGAACTTGGCAGGCTTGCGGTTACGCAGCATTTCACGCCGCTCGATGGACCAGTGAGTCTGCACCTGAACCCAAGGGGCGTTGATGCTGTGCTGCACGTCGGTCACATTGATAGGGGTCTTCTGGTACAGGCGGACATGACGAGCATTTCCACTAGTGTCCAGAATGATATTTCGCTGGATGGAGGTTCCAGATTGGGTCTGTTTCTTGTCACCCTTGAACCACTTGTTGCATACGGGGTACGCTTGGTAGTCCAACGCTGTCTCGAACTCACCAGAGGGTAGGTTCTTCAGCGTGGTGGCGAGCAGATCCAACAACGCGGTGTTAGGGATACCTGCATTCACACTCATTATAAGCTCCTAGAAGTTGGAGCGTTTAGTTGTCCCAGCCCATCTCTTTAGCAGCGTTATCGAATGCAGACATGGCATCGGCCTCTGTAGGTCCGGTTTCCGTGTTCACTTTCTTCCGCTGTGACGGTCGATGAGTAATACCCTGAGATCGCTTTTTAACGCTCTGTTGAATACGTTTACGCTCAATTTCAGTGGTGTGTTTGTGAGCCACTTGCATGTGGGATCTTTCCAAACACTCCAAAAGAGTTGGAGCAAGACCACGCATCTGCATACCGACACGGATGTTGTCAGCCTCTTGGAACAAGTCTGATCGACGATCGAACTGCTCCTGATCTAGCTTTTGAACATCCTCGCCCTTGCCATAGAAGTCTTCGTACCCCTTCTGGCCATCCAAAAACTGGAAGCATGTGCTACGAACTTGGACGGCTTCATAGTCAGAAACCTGCTGTTGCAGGGGTCCAACTACTGCTTCGATCTTGTTCATAAATGCTTCAGCCATGGGTTTGAGGGCTTCATCAACAAACGCGTCGTCGTACTTATCCTTCAACGTCGCCAACTTCTCTTTGCCGAATACTTCCTGCAAGACCTCCCGAGCAGCAGAGCTAGTCTGTTGCGGCGGTTGTCCGGTTGGTCCTGGGGCAGCGAAGCGGTTCTGGCCCGGTAGCACGGTTTCCCGTGCTTCAGGCTGATTCTGCTGCTGACCCAATAGGCCGTATTCTTTGCTCAGATTGTTGTACGAGTCGAGGAGACGGTCAAACGTGCGTTCTGCCTTGTCGGCATCCATTCCGTAGAGATCATCGATCTCATCGTCTTTCCAACCATTTCTCTTGGCCGCTTGTCGTAATAGCGGACTCAGGGTAGGGGCATCATCCCCTTCCTTTGCCTGTTGTTCTACAGACTTCGGTTCAGGTTTAGCAACGGGTGTTTTGTCATCGTCCAGTTGAGGCTCAATCTCACCATCAACCTCTGACAACTCCAACCCTTCCAGTTCTTCAGCATTCTCTTCCTCTGAAAGCTGCGTGTTCTTACGGGTAGCCTTGGCTTCCGCAGGAGGTGCCGCTACAGCGGTTCCACCACCATCGCCGAATAGTTCAGCAAAGGCAGCGGTGACCTCTTGAGGCACCTCGTTCGCATTGGTTTCAGTAGGGGTAGACTCTGCGTCCGTCACTGCTGCTAGTATGTCTTGTTCTGTTTGTGGCATAGTTTTTTAACCTTCCGGGTTACTAAACACTGTCGTTAGCTCTTTTTTGATCCGCCGCTCTTCCGACCCGTTCGTCACAATGACCCTTCCGTCATCAGTCATGGGAATGTTCGGGTGCTTACGACGATGCTCTGCTACCTGGCTCTGTGCTACACCAACGGATTCACACAGGACGGCTTTATCGTAGTCCTTGTTCATGGTGCCCTTTGTCTCCGCCTGCCAGTCTCGTGCCATACGGGCCTCGCAGTCCACGCATTTAGGGGCCTGGTTACAAGCAGACATCCTACGCATGACAACATCGGTCCAACCACAATCAGGGCATTTAAAGGCATATAAGGGCATTATGGACTCCTAAACATACTTTGTAGTTCACCGGCAACCATCTGTTGCTGTTGGTTTTGCTCCATGCCAGGAGATATTCCCATGGCCATGTTCCCCATAGGATTGGCGTTAGGGCTAGCACCTGGTGTAGCAGCTCCGCCGGAACCTGCTCCACCTTGAGTAGCAATACCCTGAAGGATAGCAGCTTCATTCATCTGTAGCATTTCCATCAACTTCTGGGAGTTAATGATCTCATCGAGTTCTTCGATATTCATCTCAGTGCCGACGATCCTGATGGCGTTCTCAATGTTGAAAGCCGGGCCGAGCATCTGGAATGCCTGAGCGAACGAGGGGATGATATTGGAACAGAACTCCATCAGCCGTCTGACATTCATAGCAGGGTCAGGACGAGCCATGGACATAGGTTTCACATGGATGAAGTAGTCGAGGAAGTCACCTTCACGCATCTCGGGGGAGTAGACAACCTGCTCATCTTCTGTCCCCTTGTTCCGCTTGATCATCGGCATCTCAATGAGTGGATCCGTATGAAGGAAGAAGAACAGAGTCTCCATGGATTGCTGCGTAAACTGGTAGACAATCTCTCTCATATCAGCAAGCCGCACGTCGGTGTTTGCCTGCACCATCTGGGCTTGCGTAGCAGTGGGCTCACCAGAGCTGCCACCGGAAAGCATATCGATATTCATAGCCATCTCAGCGAACTGTTCTTTGGCCCACTGGATGTATTTGTAACCGTCTTCGTTCGTGCCACCAAACTGAACCTCTTTGATAGCCTGAACGTTATCGACCCGCACGCTCTCGCCGTCGTCACTCTCGACGATCTCTTGGGCGTCCTGCCAAGCCGTAGCCTCGTAGGCTAGGATTGACTTCTGACGTTCAGCCTGTCGGGAGGCTTTCCGGGCGATGCGGTTGACCAGGGTATGAAGGTCGTACCAGACATAAGCGGGTGCTACGGGCAGGATATTGTCCGGCACATAGGCGAACCCAAGCATGTGATAAGGGCCGCGTTCGGGGCCTGCATAGTCGACTGTTCTCAGGAACTTGGTCGCAACTTCATTGGAGGGAAGCCACGGGATCGTGGCGATGACGTTCTCTTCGGGGATCCAGATCTCAACAAGGTCGATCGATTTAACGCTCTGGCTGGCCTCTTGCTGCTGCCTGCCGGACAATGACTCTGCCTGGCTCTTGAGGTAGAACTGCTCATAGCGGTTGGTGAGTTCATCGATCATGTCCGGGTCATAGAGCCCAGACTCTTTCAGGGCACTCACTTCGACATTGAACCGGTTGCCAATGAACCTCTGCTGCTCCCAGTCACGGGCGAGCGGGTCCAGAACCATGTCGTCAGGGTCTACCCGGTCAGCGTA